TATGTTTACACAAAACCTAACTTTGATCCTGCACCTAGAATAATACAAGAATGTAAGTGGTTAGGAAAAGAAGTGATTTATTTAAGAGATAAATCTATTAAAGATGGTGGACCTATATATTGGGAAAGACCTGCAAAATGTTTAACTGAACAAAAAGATAAGATAGAAAATTTATTAAGATGGATAGAGAAGTTATAAGCGATACAAGTCCTATTTCTTTTTTTAGGCGTCCTAGAAATGGTATTAACGTTGATATTAGTTTTAGATGTCCTTTAGAATGTATGAGATGTCAAAGACAAACTAACTTTACATTTCATGGTAGAAAAGTATATGGTAAAGACGCAACAATGGATGAAGTAAAAAAATTAGCAGCTCACTTTACACAATTAAATTTTTGTGGTCAGTTATCTGATCCTGTTCACCATCCTAAATTCCCAGAGATATTAGAGTATTTGTATAAGAATGGTAATGAGGCTTCAATACATAATGCGTCATCAGCTAAATCAGAAAAATTTTATATAAAATGTTTTGAGGCACATCCTGACGCAAAATGGATATTTGGTATAGATGGTATGCCAGAAGAAAGTAGTATGTATAGAGTTAACCAAGATGGTGAAAAACTATTTAAAATAATGTTAAAGTCAAAAGAGTATCTAACAAAATCACCATCATGGCAATATATCGTGTTTAGTTATAATGAACACAATATACAAAAGGCAAAAGACCTTGCAAAAAAACATGGTCTTATGATGATTATGTTACACTCGTCAAGGTGGATGGCTGAAAGTGATCCATTAAGACCTAAATCAACAGAATACAATTTACAATTTCAAGGTTATACTAGAGATGAGTAAGTATAAAGGCAAATTTGTTGCTCAATGTATGAATGGTAAAATGCAATTGGCTATGAACAATAGAGGTGTTTTAATGCCTTGTTGTTGGTGTGACCATGAGCATACGTTAAGTACGCCTTTGTTTAAGAAGATGGAAAAAGTTAGTAAAGTAGCAGAAGCAGATAGTATTGAAGATATATTATTTTCAGATGAATGGCTAGAGTTTGAAAAGATAATGAGAGAAGGTGAGGCAGGCGATACAAGTAGAGTACCTGAAAATTGCATGTATCATTGTAGTGGTAGAGGTGAAGATGAAGAAAAAGTTAAAATAGAACATCACATAGACGAAATAGGAGAGTCGATAAACAAACATAAAGCATGAAAAAATATTTAATAGTAAGTGGTTGTAGTTGGGGTGATCCTAACTTTATTTCAGCAGAACATCCTGATATGGATACGTCTTGGAAAATGTGGCCTGAAATATTAGCAGAGAAGTTAGATATGCAACTTATAAATCTTTGTAAATCAGGACAAGGACAAGAATATATCTATAGCTCATTGATTGATAGATTACAAACTATACCTACTAATCAAATAGGATTAATGATAGCTGCATGGTCAACAGCACCTAGACGTGATTATCAAATGTCAGGATTTCAAACAAGAAAACAATTATGGACTGCCGATCAATTTGATTGGCGTGGTTGTATTGAATATTGGATAGATAGAAGTATGAGATATTATTACTCGTTTCAATCTGTTATGGAATTACACCGAATACCTTACAGACAAATACAAATGGTTCACTTGTACACAGGTTATATGTGGGAACAATTAAAAAAAAGATCAGGTCATCCTACACATAAAGATAATGAAGACCTTTTACAAGGTGATGACTATGTATTTAAACAAGAGTATAAAAAAATGTGCAAAGAACAAATATTAAGTAATCCTTATTATAATAAAATAAATAAAAACTTTATTGATTGGGATAGAGTTAGCATACCAAGTGAAGTCAATAGATTAGGACCTAATTATATAGAAAGAATATCAGAAAGAGATAAACATCCAAATGAAAACGGCCAAAAACAGATAGCGAGGTTAATATATGACAGGTTGGGATAGAGAATATCTAGCAAATAAAAATGAATATTTAAAACTTTTTGATAATGTTATGCAAAAAGAAAACGAAAGAAACGTAGAGTTTTTAGAAAAACGTATTGCAAAAACTATTGGTAGAAAATTTGCAGTTGCAGTAAATAGTGGTACAGACGCTTTACATTTTTCACTTATCGTAAACAATATAGGACCTGGTGATGAGGTATTAGTTACAAACTTTTCTTGGATATCTTCAGCGTCAGTTGTATCAATGGTAGGTGCAACGCCTGTATTCTGTGACGTAGATTTAGAAACAAATCATATATCAGTTGATAGTATGAAACGTATGTATTCAGATAAAGTAAAAGCAATTATATATCCACACTTGTTTGGTAATATATCTGACATGCAATATATTCAAAAGTTTTGTGAAGAAAAAAATATAAAACTTATAGAGGATGCTTGTCAATCGTTTGGTGCAAATAGAAATGGTCAATATGCAGGTACATATGGCGATGTTTCAACATTAAGTTTTAATGCAAACAAACCAGTTGCAGGATTGGCTGGGGGTGGTGCGTTTCTTACAGATAATAAAGAAGAAGCGAATTTAGTTAGAAAGTTAAGAAGACACGGCAACAATGAAGTACTAGGATATAACTCTAAAATGTTAGCAATCAATGCTGAGTTTATTAATTTTAGAATGGACAAAATGCACGAATGGCAAGATATGAGATTTAGAGTTGCAAAAAGATATACTAATAATCTAAAAGATTTACCTGTGACTATACCACATGTAGATGAAGTGGTAAATCATTGTTATCACAAATACGTAATTAGATTAGAAAACAAAGAAACTAGGGATAATTTACAGAAAAGACTTAACGCTAATGTACATTATCCTAAACCTATATCAGAAAACCCTATGTATAAATCTATTCTAAATAGGAAAGATAACTGCTTGAATAGTCAATTAATATGTGATACAATATTAACATTGCCTATTCATCCATATTTAACAGATGATGAGATTGATAAAACTTGTACAAGTATAATGATGACGGTATGAAAATAATAATTAGTCCTGACATAACCACATTTTGCTATATTGATGAACATGATAATATGGTTGATATAACAGATCAGATACCATACAGATTAAGAGAATTTGTAAAACGAATGAAGTTTATCTTTGACGATAAAATAATCATAGACAGGTCTTATACAGAAAAAGAAAATGAAGATGTTTACGAGTATCTTATAGAGAAAGCTTATGAAACAAAAGATTATTGTTTCAAAAAAACTAAATTTAAACCTAGACCTAAAGAAAAATTGTTAATTGCATTTAATAAATTATTCTTTAATAAATTTGATAATAGATGATTAATTTAAAAGAAATACAACAGAATTATTTGGCGATAGATTTTTTTATGTCTATGTCTTGTAATAAAGATTGTCATTATTGTACATCATACACTTTAGAGATGAGAAATTTGACGGTTGACCTTGACTTTTTAAAACGAGTATTACATTATTTAAGAAATTATAAAATACGTGTTTGTTTACTAGGTGGTGAACCTGGTCTAATAAAAAATTTAGATGATGTTATTGCTGAAGTAAAAAAGAATCCTAATCACGTGCCTTCAGTACTTTCAAACTCTTTTGTACGTAAAAGATATCCACATATACTAAAAGATCCTGATATACTTTATGTTGAACATAACATATTAGATTTTTACGAAGACGGAATTAAAAAACTAGGTAATTTAGATAAGTTAGCACCTTATGGTTTTATACAACCAAATGAATATAACAATTACAATCTATGTGTAAAAACACCTAATTACTTTAAATACAAAGATAAGTTTCCTGAAGAAATGAAAATGTTAAATCATAAAAACACAATGTGGAAATCATTTAATGGTAGAACACCTAATAAAGATGATGTATTAGCAGTACACACTCAAGCTGCAGAAATAGATCGTAAGATGTGTGCTGCTTTTCCTATGGTGCCTGTTATTGATTTTGAGAAAAGACATATAGTACATTGTAGTAAAAAGTTTGCTAACAATCCTATTGTTTCAAGGAACTTTGAGATCACACAAGAAAACATAGACAAGATGATGAATTTTAGATTATTTAAATATGAGAACTATTGTAAAACATGTATGGAATGGGTAGAACCTAAAGGTCACTTTCCATTATCAAAATATGAGGCTATACTAAATGAATAAAATATATGCAGTTGCTTTAAATTTACACGATCACAATACCTATGATGGTGTACATCATAATCAAAGAGAAAGACACACACGATTTAAACATAACTTACCATACAAGGCAGAGGCATATGCTCATCAATCAGATATACTTAACGTAAGTGATTATACCTTGAATGATGAGTTTACTGAAGATTATTTTAAAAAACCAGATGACGCTATACTAGCATTTACATATACGTTTGGTGGCATTAGAAAATCAAAACAAGAATTATTAGATACAGTACTTAAAGGCCATGATAAAATATTTGAATACGATCCTAAAAAATTATGGGATCACTATTACAAAGATGATATTTACTTCATAGATCATCATCAATCACACGCCGCTTATGCACTTATCAATTCAGGTTATGAAGAGTCTGATATACTTGCGATAGATGGTATAGGTTCTAAATTTAGATGTGTATTCTTTGACAAAGAGCAAAACTTAATTGATCTATCAGATAAGTTACCTATTGGTTGGTTATGGAATCACATGTCAGGCCTTACAGGTTTTGGTACACTTGGTGCAAGTAAACTTATGGGTAAAGTAGGATATGGTAAGTTTAGTAGATATTACTATAATATGTTTGAAATAATACTAGATGGTCCTATTACTGAAAAAAAACAAGAACATTTTAAAATGATTGATATACAAACGCATGGTGTAGATGACTTGGCATATACATTACAAAAATTTACTTTAGATAGAATAAAAGAACATGTATATCCATTAAAGACTTGTGATAACTTATGTATTGCAGGTGGCGTTGCTTACAATGGTTACATGAATGAAGAATTTACTAAACATTATAAAAATGTATTTGTACCACCTGCTGTTGGTGATGAAGGACAGGCTATTGGTGCATATCAACACGCTGATTTTGTCTTAAATGAAAATATACATAAATCAGAATTGTATGCTGGTAAAAAGTATGAGTATGTAGGAGTAGAAAAAGTAAATTACAAAGAAGTGGCACAAGCAATTGCTGATGGTAAAATAGTAGGTTGGTTTCAAGGTAAATCAGAAAGTGGTAATCGTGCATTAGGTAACAGGTCAATACTTGCAGACCCACGTAATCCTGATATAAAAGAAATTATTAATAACACAATAAAATTAAGAGAAGACTTTAGACCTTTTGCACCTGTAGTATTAGAAGAACACTACAAAGAATATTTTGATACAAGAGGTGGTCCTAGTCCTTATATGTCTAGGATATGTAAAGTAAAAACTAAACTAGTGCCTGGTGTTACACACGTTGATAATACGGCTAGAATACAAACTATAAATAGGAATGATAATGAAAAGTTTTATGATATAGTGAACGAGTTTTATAAGATAACAGGCATACCTATGTTACTCAATACGAGTTTCAATTGCCAAGAGCCAATCGTAGAAGCACCTCATCACGCATTAAGAACTTTTAGAAGAACTGCTTTAGATTTGCTCGTTATAAATGAATGGATTATAAGAAAATGATAGAAAGAGAAAATTTAAAATATCTAAAAAATATTGTTGACTTACAAAATAAAAATGTAAACTATAGAACACTTGACGATATTGTTTATTGTATAAAAGAGGACGATCAGTTTGGTTTTATGCACAATATTTTAAGTGCTACAAATGATAAACTAGATTATAGATTACTTGATAATGTATTGACTACAATTAAAAAAGAGTCAGATGTTGAGAATATTCTCATGGATTCATTTAGTACACCACAAGTAAATGCTAAAATGAATATTATAAATCACGTAGATAAACTAGGTTTAATAAATGAACAATCTGAAATAGTTATATTTGCAGGTTGGTTTGGTAGTATTTTTGTACCAGCGCTAGCGCCAAGAGTTAAAAAGATAACTTTGATTGATATGGACGAAAGGGTTATTAATGTTGCAAAAAATAGATTATTTATGGACTATGAAAACGTAGAGTTTATAGTAGGTGATATATTTGAAACATTTAAAAAAGAATACGAAACTACTGATCTATTCATTAATACTTCTTGTGAACATATGAGACCTATGTCTGAATGGGGGCCTAAAGGACCTAGATCATTATACAAAGACTCGCCATTTGGCGAACCAGTTACACGTAAAGTACCATGGTGGACTAGAATGAAAAAAGGCGCTCATTTTGCTTTTCAATCAAACGATATGTTTAATATTGATACACATATAAATTGTGTAAATGATATAAATGAGTTTGAAAGACAGTTACCTGAAAATGCAAAAGTTAAAGTTAAAGATGAAATTAATGATGAAAGAGGAACAAGATTTACGTTAATAGGTGAAATATGCAAAGAGTAGTTTACAGTTTATACATTGATATACCAAAAGAAGAAATAGATATATTTGATAAAAATTTACTTAAAGAAGGTGATACACCTATTAATATTAATACGAAAAATAAATTTAAAATACATTATGGTCAACTTTGTGCTTGTAAAGAATATTATGCTAAAGAAATAGGTGCCGACTTTAAAATGTTTGAGTACGGTCCTGATTATATTGTATATTCAAATCAACTAAAAGAAAAGTATCCTTATCTTACAACTTACAATATAATAAACTTTTACAAAATACATTTAATGTATCAACTAGGTAAAACCTATGATGAAATTTTATATTTAGATTTTGATGTAGTGCCTCTAAAAAATGATAACTTCTTTGAACATTGGGATCTCACAAAAGGTATTGCAGTTTTAAATAATAACGATAGAACGATACCGATTGAAAGGGTAACTGATACATCACAAACAATAAGAAGTCCATCATCAAAATATTTCAATGCTCAGGCAATGTTATTTGAAAAAGGTTTAAGTACAAAAAATGATGTTATCAATACAGGTATAGTAGGTATCAATAAAGAACATTTAGATAAATTAGATTATTTTAATCACTTTGAAGATAATCTTACAATGATGAAACATTTAAAAATACAAACAAGAGAAGAAGTAATATTTCCAGATGATGAAACTGGAGAAGTTAAAATAAGAAAACATAACGACAAGTATGTTACCAATATATTTCCTGATAAGGTAAGACAATACTTTGGTTGGGATAATGAAACATTATTTTCAGTTAAATTAAAAGAAAACAAAGTGCCTGTACAATGGTTAGACGATAAGTGGCATTACTTTCTATCTAGTCAAGGTTTTATACCTAAAGAAACTATATTAGTCCACGCTATCAATAAAGATTTTGACTTGTGTTGGAGAAGGTATAATGCTTAAGATATGTACGGTATACTTTGATGGTTTTTACACACCTGATTACGTTGAAAGACTACACGATAGTTTACGTAAACACTCATCAATAGACTTTGAGTTTGTATGTTTAAGTGATACAGATGTCAAAGCAGATGTAGTCCTACCTTATAATCACAATAGTAATATAGTAAAACATTGGCACAAACTAAAATTTTTTAGTCCTCAATTTGCATATCAGAATCCAGGTGATGATATAATCATTATGGATATAGATCAACTTATAGTAAACAATGTAGATGAATTACTAGGTCGTCCTGTATCAGATAATGAACTATTAACATATGGTCAATGGTGGGAAAACAAACTAGGTATTAATGGTGGTTTCTATAAGTTTAAATCAGGCAGTTTAAAATATGTATGGGATGACTTTGCACTCAATCCTGAATATTGGCAATTACATTTCTATAACGAAGGCACCGTACATAAGAAATATTATGGCGAACAAAATTATGTTAAATGGAAAATATTAGAACATAAAGCAAAATTATCTAAAACACCTAGTCAATGGATAGCAAAATATACAGATGACTTTGCAGAAAACTTAAAACTAAATCAAATGTACATGCAAAAATTCAATACTGATTTTATGATATTAGATAAAGAAGTCAACGAGAAACTAAAAGTTATACATTTTACAGGAGTAGGAAGAAAAATAAATGCGGATTATTTGTTGTAGATTTGGCGATAAGTTTAATCAATGGCACGTTGATAACTTAAAACATATGATAGATGAATACTCTGGTCTAAAGTATGATAGTTTTGAAGTTATAGAAGACGACCTATATGGCAATTGGTTTAACAAATTTCAGATGTACGATAAGTTCCGAGATGGTGAGAACCTGTATTTTGATTTAGATGTGGTAATATATGATAAGTTACCTAATCTTGTAAGAAAAGATTTTACGTTATTAGATGATACGTGGTGGAGAGAACCTGCTCATACACCTTTAAACTCATCTATAGTATCATGGACTGGTGATGTATCTTATATATGGGATAAGTTTAAAGAACAAGACTCTTTCTACGTGGATACCTACACTAGAGGTAGTGATGAATGGTACTATAAATTCATTGACTATAAAACGTATGAAAGAGTTTGTCCTTCAATTAAAGACTATATGTACAACAAACCTCCACAATTTAGTATATGTACATTAGGTCAAATGCAACATATTATGGAAGAAGGTTGGACTGGTTGGTATTCAGACTATTTTTTAAGATAGTATTTCACAAACAGCAGACAATACATCTATTTTATTTTTAGATTGTCTTAACTTTTTCTTTAAGTCTTCTTTATCTGAATCTTTAACTTTGTCTAATTCAAATACTGCTAATTTTAAAGCAAACAAGTGATCTGCGTTTTCTTCATCATTGAATAATGCGTCAACAACTTTTGGATAAAACTTCGTATCAATCTTGGCAGAATCCATGATGATACCATCTTTTTTAGCAATTCTTAAAACTGATTCTTCAAATAGTTTTCTTTCTCTCTTAACTTTTTGATATGTGTACTCATGTAATTGATCCAAAGTAATCATTGTCATAAGAGCTTTAAACGAAGGATGTTCTTCGTTGTATTCTATTATAGTTGGAATAGTTTGTGTCTTTTCTTCGTTAGTACTTAATATCTCAATGTTTTTTCTTTCATTGTCAATAAAATATGCTGTTATAAAGTTTTCTTTTAAATATTCTTCAGTTATCATTTCTGTTCTCCTTAATATAGTCATACAAATTAATTTTAGGTGACCAACCTATTTTATTTAGTAGTGTATTATCAGCAAGGTTATCTAATCTCTCGGATTGTTCTCCCACAACACGTTCACAATCAATACCAAAGTATTCAATTATTTCTACGAGATTGTTTGTAGTACCAGAACCTATATCTGTTACACCTCTTAAATTTGATTTCATCAAAGTATCTATCGCTCTCACTAAATCGTCAACGTGTATAAAATCTCTACTATGATTTGTGTTGATATAAGGAACATCATTTCTTAATATTCTTGGTATCAACATACTTTCTCTAGCATTAGGACCATACACGGTTGTAAATCTCATACCCATACTATTAGCAGGAGCAATACGTTCTAAACCATATTTACTCATTGCATATGGATTTTTCCATGGCTCGTGTGCTGTTGATGAACTTGCGTATAAGATTCTTGTGTCTTTGAAAAAATCAAAAAGTCTTTGACCTGCGATTACATTTTGTATCCAATATTCTTCAGGCCTACCTAGACTATCTCTAACGCCAGATAAACCAGCGAGATGTATAACTAAATCTACAGAATATTTGAGGTCGCAGGATAATAAATCATTACCTGTTTCTTTGTCTATGCAAATTACTTTATGATTTGTTTTTAAAAAGTTATGTAAGTGTCTGCCTATAAAGCCATCACTACCTGTTAATAATATATTCATAATCCATAATATAGTAACTTCGGGAGGAAACGAAATTACGACTTAATAATTCTTAAATAATATGTGCTTGCTGTTGTAGCAGATCCATTAGGAAACTCTTGCGCCCTATAATCATCATTGTTTACTTGTCTTGTTTGATAATTACCAGAACCATTTAAAATTGTATCTGCCATACCAGAACCTCTTGTGTTACCAGTAGCAGTTGTTCCTAGTGTATAACTTAAAGCGTATCCGTCAGATGAATCAGCAGCAGTCTTTTTAATCCAACCTAACATCAAAGAATTCCAGTTGGCAGTTGTAAATTCTTGTATGTTGTTTGATCCATCCAAATAATAAGGTTCAGTAAATGAAGCAGAAGCACCGTTTACACTATGTAAATAATAGTTTGTAATAGTAGTAGGTTGGTCTTGTGTTTCAGGAATTGAACCTGCTGAATAAGCAGATGTATCTGCTCTTGTATCTGTGAATATTGCTGTTGTACTTACGTTTGTAAAACCAGAAGCAGCAGTTGATGAAGTTGTTACCGTATATGTTCCACCTTGTTGCGTTCCTGTTGATCCAGATGTAAGTAAATCAATTGCTGGGTGTAAAAAAGTATCTTTTACGTCTGTTAAATTCATCGCCTGTATTTGTCCTGATGAATTGTAATAAACTGGGAATGTTTTTCCTGTGTCAGCAGTTGGCGTTCCGCCTGTTGCTGTAGAAGTTACTTTGTTATATGAAACTGTTACCGTTTGTGGTTCTTGTGTAGTTCCTTCTCCTGGGAATGAACTTGCACTAGTAGATTGAGCACCAGCTGATTTTCTTGTATCGTTTATAGTACCGATATTACCAGATGATCCAACCGTTAAGACCACAGATGGGTCTTGTGAATATTGATAGATTATACCATCAACTATCTCGTCTACCATAGCCGTAGTCATCTCTTGTAGATTTCCACTGCTGACGAATAAAGGTTTTCTTACTGCCATAATTTCCTCATTTTTCTTTATCTGGTACCACTCTTTTCAGTAAGTACCTCTCTTTACTTATTTATATTTATACTAATTAGGCACCTGCCGCAAACATTGTTTTTACAACAGTCCCATTAGAGTCTAAAATTCTTAATTCTACTACACTTTTCAGTTGATCCTGACCTATAGCGTCATTAGCCATATTTGCCTCAGCGATAGTATCAGCGGCAATCATAGTACCTGTAATAGTTCCTGTATCACCTGTAGTTATTACTGTACCTGAAACGTTAGGAAAATTGATTGTTCTATCTGCTGTAGGATCTACAACATTTATAGTAGTTTCGTGTGCGTCCGCTGTTGATCCTTCAAATATGATACCACCAGTAGCACGTGACGTATAATAGTATCCGTCAGTTGATACGTTTTTACCTGCAAAGTCAACAAATGATTGATTACTTGAAATCTTATCAACAGTTAGCGTTTTAGTTGCAGGCATTGTTACATCATCACTCATTGTGATAGTAGAGCCTGAACTTGCAATTGTACTGCCTGTAAATGATAACTCACCTAATGTGTGAGCACCAGTACCTGAAGCAGTAAACTCACCAGCAATTGTTACATCTTCAGTTAATGCTAAAGTTACTTTATCTGTAGCTGCTACTGTTGCTGTAACTTGATTTGCTGTACCTTGAAATAATATTGTATTACCATTTACAAGTGTTTGAGTATTTGATCCATCAGAAATCGTAAAAGATAATGCACCTGCAATAGCAGCATATAACTCATTTACAGCACCTATTACAGATGTTGCAGTAAGGTTAGAGTCAAGCGTTGCAATATCACCAAAATCAGTAGCCGATAGAGCATTAAACTGTACTCTAAAGTCTTCTAGTGTTTGTGTAGCAGATATTTGTCTTGCAGCCATTAGTTTTTAATTTCCTTTATTAGTCTTTTTATTTCAAATAATTCTTGTTTTAAAGTATTTATCTCTTTTACTGTATCTCTTAAAACGTCACTTTGTTTTTCTCTTGCCGTATACCTAGACATGTAAAGTTGATAATCACTCTTACTTACGTTAACGATAGCATTTGAGTTGGTATCTCTTACTAAACCTGTATGACCCTCAACTCTAACTTTTGCCATCTTATACCGCCAATGCTATTCCTCTCATATCTCTTAACACAGGTGGATAAGAGGAGTTACTTCCTTTCATAACAATTTTTAATTGGAATGAAGTAAAGTCATTAATATCAGTTGCCGTATATTTGTATTCTTTAAATGTTGTATCATCTTCAGCAGGCACAATAGATGAGTCAGGACTACCATCTGTATTGAAAGGTGTCCAACTTAAATCATCTAATTTGTCGCCATCTGTTGCAACTCTATAATACATTTCTACTTCAGATGTTGCTCTTATGTTTGCAGTTAATCTAATGTCTAATGCTTTTGAGTTGTTTTCTAGTAATACTGGTTTAGTACAGTAAACAGCAGCTGATGATGTTCCTGTATTTGCAGTATCAGTAACAAAATCAGGTGTGTTACTTGAACTAGGATTATTTAATCTGTTTTGAATTGTAAAGGCACTTATTCTTTGTGTGTCTAATACAGGAGAAAGTTTAGTATTTGATGTTGTCAATTCTAATATTGTATAGAATGATTTACCACCAGATATACTTTCGTTTGTTTCATTTATTTCACTTGCAACCATTTGAGGTGCTGTGAAAGCAATATTGTCGTTATTAATAACAGCAAGTTTATTTGCAGCTGTTGTTAATGTAAATTCTGTTTCTGATCCATGTACTGATCTACCAGTTGTTGTTCTTACATAGTAATCTATGTTTGTGTCTGGTAAAGTTACTGTTTGAATACCACCTAGGTTTAATACATCAAACACTCTATTTTGAGTTGCTGTTACAGCAGCGCCACCGATGTCACCTGTTGAAGTAGCATTTGATGAACTTGTAGATGTTATATCGTAACTGTCTAATGTTACGTTTGAGATTGCAGTATATGTACCATTAATTTTATCGTGTGCAAGACCATTGTGTGTACCACTAGGCACACCAGCAATTGTTACGTTATTACTTGTACCGTGCATACCATGGTTAGGATGGAATACTCTAATTACTTTAGAACCATTTGTTGTTCTTAAAGCATTATTTTTAAGTGTTCTTGTTCCTAATGTATCGTTAGTCAATGTTACTTCACCTGTAACATTACTAAATTCTGCTCTTCTTAATTTAAATTTCATATCTTCATTTTGTTCAGCAGACCATGTCATACCATTTTGTGATTTAAATAATACACCAGCATATGGTTGAGCAGATATTGTTCTATTTGTATCTAAAGATACTTCACCTATTCTTGCCACATAAGCATTGTAGTCTTGTGAGTTTGCCATTACAACAAAACAATACTCTACGTTTGATTGTATGTAAACAGGACTTGCAAATGTAAATTTAGTTGCACTTGTACCGTCTGTACTTGTAGTTACATCACCAGGATTCTTTGTAACTTCCGAGAATGGTAATATTTTCTGACCTGGATAACCATTTACAACATCTCTTATTTGAACTGTTACTGGTATAGCAGCGTCTTTTGTACTAAAGAATATATCAATAGATGTTAAGAATACACCACCTTCATCATCAATTAAGAAAGTTTGAGCAAGTGGGTCATGGTAACCAACTTGTCTTTCTTCCGTTCTTGTAGATGTTCTTGTAATAGTTTGATTTTCTGTTACACTTCTCATCTCTACACGAGCTTCTCTACTTGAAATAATAGTTTCTCTTACTGTTTCTAATAGACCTCTTGCAACATATTCAACGTTTGCAGCCGTTTCTACGTTTGCGTTAGTTAAACTGTTTGTAGATGAACTTGTTAATCTGAATAATCTTTGACCTGTTCTCCATCTAGGATTTGAACTAGTTTTAGGATCAGGTATTGCGAATGTACCTTGAACTTTACCATTAGCGTCTGAAACTAGATTACCACCCAATGCACCACCGTTTGGTGTTACATATGAAGTTATGTCTATATTGTCAAAGAAAGGATAAACTCTTGTATTAGGTTTTAATCTTGTTGCAACAAATGTCAATGTTCTACTTCTAATAAAAGGAACAAATGCAACTGAAACAACTCTATCTCCGATAGATGTTCTTACTGTTTCAGGTACAGCAACTGCTCTAATTCCTGTTCTTGTTTGTGATACTTGTTGAGCAGTAGTGACTTCTTGTTTTGCCATTACTCTCCAACCATGACCACCTCTTTTCTTATATGTACCTACATTTTTCCTTTCTGTTTCAACAGGTCTTCCTGTCCATGTATCTTGCCATGAGTTCCAAACTGTTGACATAGGAAATTCTGATAGTGTACTAGAGTTACCAGTATTTTTTGTTAAGTTATCCCAACTACCGTTAGGGTTATTGATAACTAATTCTGGTGCTCTTTCTGTTTCTTTCCATTCATCACCTGGAGGTGTTAATTCTATTGAACCTATCCATGTAAATACACCAAATGGGTTTACGTTGATAGCCTTACTTGCATATGGTTGATCTATTAATGTTTCTTCAGTATATGGTAACGTAATTAGGTCACCAGTCTTTTGATAGTTATGTGCTGTTCTATCATCAGCTGCAATTGCAGTACCGTCATCATCTCTTTCAATAAGTTGTATAGCGTCTTCGTGGAATGTAGGTCTTAACTCACCGTTTGCATAATCTATAGAAACTTTGTAATCATTATTTCCTACATCACCTATATTATGACCTGTAAAGTTATCTACTACGAAACCATTTTTAAATCTATCAAAACCATTTGCGTCTTGTATTTGTAAATTCTGTGCAGCTGTTTCTAATAGAGATAATTGAGTATAGTATTCTGTTGTTTCTATTCTTTTTTCTATTCTACCAATATCTCTCATTGTATATCGTTTGTTGTCAACGTGTTCTATACCAACTTCAGATGTATCTAATGTGTATGCAGGTAAAAATAATGTGTATAGGTGCATTGCGTTATCTAATGTACCAGGTACTCTTGGTTCTAATGAACTAGCACCTTTTAATACTTTAAAGTTACCATCTTTATCTAAAAATATTTTATCTACTCTTCCTAAATAGTATTCAAAGTCTGATCTAATATCTGAATTAAATTTAATAGGTTGTACAACTGAAGCACCAGTACCATCAAATGATCTATCTTGGTTACCTGAATTGATTGTACTTGCGTCATCAACTCTTGGTCTAAAGTCTAAACTATCTCTTAATTCATATCTAGCACCTGTATTGTTTGAAGTGTAAGCAGGAATATCTGTATAACTTATTGCTGAATATGAATCAACATCAAAATAATCTCCTGCACTATGAGAGTAATAGTTAAAGTTTACAAGTAATCTACCTGTTGGTGTTAACGCACCAGTTTTTAATTTTATTCTACCAACATCATAGAAGTTATCTCTTTGACCTGTATCTAAATCAAATCTATCTGTAATATCTGTATGTGATGTTGTTGCAGCCGTACTAAAGTCAGGCGCCATGTAAATTGAATTGATAGCAATTACGTCTGCTTTTGCTAAACTAATTACACCACTTTGTATTGTTGCCTGTGTAGATACAGCAAGTGTTTCATTACTGTTAAGTGTTTTTGTTTTAGATGTTCCTACAGTTTTGTTTAATGTAACTAATGCTTTAATATTGTGAGCAGCATAGTTTGCACCAAAGTCAATTGTTAAAGTAGTTTTAGCACCATTCAATGCAAATATAGCACCACCTTCGTGGTTGTTACCTGTTAAACTTAATACATCTCCTACAGCACCTGTTCCACCAGAACCTGTACTTGTAATTGAGATAGTGTAATCACCCTCTGCTAAATCAGCAAATGTTTCATTTACACCAGCAGAGAATGTAGCGATACCATCACCAGTTAGTGTTTTGATTTCGTGTTTTCTAAATGTGTAAGTTGTATCTGAAGCATTACTATTTGCAGTTGTCTTTAATGTTTTAATATTTTCATATGGCAATTTAAATATAGAAACATTTTTTTCAGGTGATTGTAATTTTGCTCTTCTTCTTGTTGCAATTGTTTTTGTAGATACGTCTGATCCACCAACAGCAGCTGATAATGTAATTGAACTATTACTAATTATAGCTTCTACAATTCTAGTACGAGAAGTACCAGCGTTTGTAGTAAATGAAATTGAATCACCTACTCTTAATTCGTCTGTAAATCTTGTGTTGAAACCTGTAACAGCAGTACCACTATTTGCAATTGATAATGTACCTGTTAATGTTGCATTGTCGCCACTTGTAGCGTCTAATGATGTGTCAGCAGTAAACGTAGGACTACCTGCCATTGCAAGTTGTTTAACAGATGAAATATCGTGTGAAGTTACAGCTTTTAAACCTACAGCGTCTGCTTGAATAGCTGCTGTATTACTTGATGTACCACCTGTTATTGTTTCGCCAGCAGCAAAAGTACCTTGTACGTTTGATACTATAACAACACCATGTGCAGCTGCACCACCAGAAGTGTAAGTAGTAAATGATCCACTATTAATTGAAGTTGTACCGTCTGTGTCGTATAATTCAAAATTTGATCCTGATGGATTTCTAACTGTATAAACGTTGCCATTTAATTCAGTCATTCCACCAACACCTGTAATAGTTACTTGTTGACCTTCTTTAAATTTGTTTGTAGATGTAACAACACAAGGATTAGCTTTTGTTGCAGCTGTAATTGTAGCACTTTCTGTAGTAGATACAGCTTGAACTGTTGCAGTAGCACCAGAAGTACCACCAGTTACAGTTTCACCTGTTGTAAATGCTTGTGCAGTTTTAATGTTTAAGTGTGTAAACATAACAATATCAAAAAGATAATGTTTGTAAACAGCGTCTGTTATACTTGCGTTTGAAAATATGTTTGCAGAAGCAGTACCAGAAGAATATTCAAAACCTCTACTTTTTGCTCTACCAATTGTAGTAATACCTGAATTTGATCCTGTGTTTGCAGTACCACGTGAACTTGTTGCTGTATTGTGTAAAGTTAAAGCTTTAAATCCTTCTACACCTGAAGCAGTTGAGATGTCAGGAGAACCATAAACGTTTGTTACGTTTACAAAGTTACCTACATCAAATCTTGTATTGAAATTGTTTTGTGTATCAAAATCTCTTGCCTTGTCAACGTCTATAAACGTTGTAGCAATTGTATTGATTTCATAACCTTTAACGTATGCTTTACCAGGTGCAAATCCAACAGCAAGTTTAGTTGCGTCACCACCTTGAGAACTTGTATAAATTCCTCTATTAGTACCACTAATTAAATGTTCTCTAACATCTATATCAAAAGGTCTTACAACATAGTCACCACTTTCGTCAAATGTTCTACGAGCAAGTGTATCTTCTAATACAGCATATTCAGTTGTTCTAACTTGATTTTGTAATACACCATTTGATAATCTTAATAATTCATAGAAGTTACTATCTTCAGTATTGTTTAATGCCTTTTTAGCTAATGTTAATTCTATTTTAAATCTGTGAGCACCTGGAGCGTTTGTGTTTGATACTGATTGTGCGTTATCGTTTAGTGATGTATCATCACCAGGAGTAACAAAAGATTCTGTTACTGTTAAACCAACTCTAACACTAGGAGTTGCTGAATACTTTTCTAATATTAATGTTTGTGCAGAAACTTGAACATGATAACCATTGATGTAATATACACCTTCTTTTATTTGTGCAGCTGCACCTGTATGACAAGAAGCAACAACTGCTGTTGAAGTATTAGATGATGTAATAGTTTCTCCATGTGTGAAAGGAATTTGTGCACCATCAGAAGCAGTTTTAAAATATTTTACGAATAGAGTATCTGGATCAGTACCATCTGTTGCAACAGCATTTACAACTTTAGCAGTTACGCCTGAAGTACCACCTGTTAATGTAGTGTCAATGTATGTAGATATATCACTAACAGATTTAGATGTTAACTTGACGGCATAGTATTTTAAGTCGTACCCAATTTCACCTGGGATAATCATTGCACCTTTATCAAAGATGTGATCTGATAGTCTTTCTATTTGATTTTGTATTTGTGTTTGAGATTGAGTTAACTCTCTAGCCTGAACAGCAAATGCAGGTCTAAAAAGTATTCTATGAAACTTTTTTGACTCTGTAAAATCGTCATAGTAAGGACTGACATTAAAATCAGTTGGACTTGGCATTATTTTCCTCTATATTAAAACTCAATAATGAGTTTGATGTTTTCAGTTTGGTCAGTCGCTCTACCTATTTTTGTTCTATTTTCAACGTATAAGATTTCTCCTGAGTCGTGTTTTAATTCAGGAGCAGCATATCCTGAAGTGAACGAAACATTGTTTACAGTTGAAGTAGTATTTTGAGGAGTACCTGTAGCACTAGATGTTTGTCCAGTAATTACATTTACGCCTGAAAAAGCAGTAACGTTACCATTTGCGTCAGCACCAGCGTCATTGTGCCGTGTCTGAACATAATATAAAATTTTGTTAGTAGCATCCCACTCAACAACTTTTCCTACAGCACCCGTAGTTGCCTGATTAATTTCTTCGTCAGCAACAAATGTTCCTGGTGTAGGTGAAGTATTAATTTTAACAGCGTAAGTACCTCTTAATGTTGTTGCAGTAGCAGCCGAACCAGCCGCAGTATTTGGATTTTTAATTAAAGTTATTTTTCTGAAATCGTTTGCAGCCGTAAAGTCGCCAGAGTTAGAAGATTCTGTTCCTTCTAATGTTGTATTTAACATCACAAAGAATCCACCTAATTCTTCTACAGCGTTTTTACCATGACCACCTTTTGGTGGAATGATAACATCTAATTCTGCACCTGACCCAGCACCACCAGCACCTGTACCAGCAATGATGTCAGCGTTTCTTATATAACCAGAAGTATATCCTGTTCCTGCAGTTGTTACCGTAACAGCTGAAATAGCGCCTGATGATAAAGTAACAGAACAAACACCACCACTACCATCTCCTCTAATTGGGACAGCAGTTATTGTTCCTGAAGCACCTCCGCCTGTAACTGTGTAACTTGATCCTGCAGTTTTAATTTTTACTATGTCTAATGCACCATCAACAGCAGCTGCAGCCACAGTTGAGTTTGTAGATACTGCCATAAAATCTGTTGATAAGAAATTTGATTGTTCAGAAGCAGATAAAGTGTACATATATTTCCACTTGTATCCATCACCTGTTGTAATTACAGATGTTGATGTTCCTGTTGGTTCAACTGTTGAGTTTGCGTTACCAGCATTGTCTAAACACTTATAAACATTTCTATCTGAAGTAAGAACATAAAAAGTTGAATCAAATAAAGTTGTTGCAGTACTATTTGCTGTAACCTTTGTTGATGAACTACCTGTTACATATTCCTCATAATCGTGTCTGTAAATATCGTATGCAGTACCTGTTGTCCAGTTTCTTCTAGGAATAACGTAACTTATATCTGAACCTGTGATTTTTTTTGCAGCCAGCAAATCATCATAGTTTTTAAATTCGTTTAAGACACTATCGCCTGGTGTTGTAGGTGCTGTTTCTGTACCTTCGTAGTCTGTTCTTCCATCTGGTCTTGTTAAAGTACCATAGGGTTGTGCTCTACCTATTCCTAAGTAGTAAACCGTAGCGGCTGTTTCAGAAAATGATTCTGAAAATTGTTCCGCATTGTTCATTCTAAATTTGTTTGTTATTATTGCTGGCATTGTTATTCCTCTTTATATTTATAATCAAAATCTATTATGATCCTGCTCCTATTATTGTTTTAACTGTTGTTCCACCTGAGTCTTTAATCAATAAAGTGACGGCACTTGCTAATTCAGTAGATGAAACAACACCTGCTTGAATAGTTGCAGTACCTGTTACGTTACCTGAACCATCAAAACTTGCAGATGTCCATACTACGTCACCTGTCATACCTATTGTACGACCTGTTGCTAATGCAGTTGCAGTAGCAGCGTTACCTGTTGTTGATCCTGAAGATCCTGAAACGTTACCTGTTACGTTACCTGTAACATTTCCTTCAATATTACCTACTAGTGTTCCAGTAGTTATTGATAAATCGCCTGTATCTGAAGCAGTTGCAGTTGTAGTACCTACAACGAACTTATCAGCAGACTCGTCCCATGCGATAATAGCGTTATCGCCAGTAGAACCTCTTTCCATGATGATACCTGTATCATTAGCATTTGAAGAAGCACCACTATTTAATTCTAGTAAGTTATCGTCTATTGTTGTATTTGTTGAGTTTACAGTAGTTGTAGAACCATTAACTGTTAAGGTACCTGTAACAGTAAGATTACCGTTAGCAGTTGTATTTGCACCTGAAAAGGACATTGCAGTTCCTAGTGAAGCGCCTGATCTTAATTGTAATTCACCACTATTATTAATTATGGCACCAAATAAAGTACCACCATCTTTAAATCCGATTGTACCACCATCACTATCAAGGATTAAGTCACCTGATACGTCTAGTGTAAAATCACCTGTTCTAGTAATTGTGTTGATTTCAGGACTTGTTAAAGTCTTATTTGTTAATGTTTCTGATCCTGTTAATGAAACAAAACTATCGCCTTGTAAGGCAGTATTAAACTCGGCCAATGAACCAGTAAGTGTATTACCAGTACCACCTAAATCATATGTTTTATTTGTTAATGTTGCTGAACCAGCAGCAGTAATAAAACCAGAACTTAATGTAGATCCGTCACCAAATGCAGTATAGATTTCGTTAAAGTTATCGTTGATAATATCACCACCGACACGTAACGTACTACCCGTTCCGTCGTTTGCAGTTGATCCGATGTTTATTGTTTGTTTTGCCATATCTCTCTCTTACTATTTATATCTTAACCTACATCAAATTTAACATTACCACTATCAAATTTAGTATATGTTTCATCAAAGGTATCACCTTGTATCTCACCTATTTGTGCAGGGATTGTAAAGTTTGTTCTTATTTTTCTACCATTCACGTCTGAAGTCATTAAAAATATTGCGTTTGAACCATCTAGTGATGTTCTTGTACCTTGTACTTTAATACCACTTAACATTGCAAAGGAAATATTACTACTACTAGGTGTTCCGTTTGCAGTAAGACCAAATGCAGTTTGTATCATTTTATTAATTGTACCAAATCTTGGTCCTGCATATGCAAAACCTTGTCTTACATTGACATTGTTTATATCTCGTCTAACTCTACTTACATAATCTATTTCAAGTGGTTGTGTTTTTAAAGTTACATCTCTTGTTGTTTTAGAAAATTGAGTTATTGTATCTGTATCAAAGTCAGCAGATACTACCTCTTTTGCGTTTGCTCTTAAACTTGTGCCATCTGATTCTGTACCCAATCTACGACCAACAAGTTTTGAGTAAATTCTTGTAAGCATAGTTTTTAAGATACCTTCTACACCAGAGTTTAGTCCAGTTATTCTCTTAATCTGTGCGTTCAATTTTGTTGCAATTGCAATCTCTCCTTGGAAGTAGAAACCAGATGAGTGTAAAGTTTTAACATAACTATCTCTCCATTCATTAATTGATCTACCAACTTTTATGATGTATGAATAATCTTGGTATAATAAACTGTCTTGTACTTTCATTGAGTTTTCAGATACCCAACCATCTTCGTTTATAAAAGTACCATCTGTAGTTACAACTGTACCTGTTGAGAGTGTACCAGTTCCTTGTTGTAATCTTAATGCAGTAAATGTGGCACCATTACCACCAGTCATTGTTTCTCCCTCTACAAATGATCCACTATGATTTTTTGCTTTTACAATTTGTAAAGTGGTATCTATAGAAACTATTTCAGCTGTTTTATTACTAGTACCACCTGTAATTGTTTCTCCTTCAGTTAAACCACCTGAAAGACCATTGTATAAAATATAAGTTGGTAACTTTATTGTTGGGGCAGGACTTGCTTGATAGTTATATCCAGATTCAATTACTTTCATTGTTAATGCACGTCCTATTTCAGAACCATATGCTAATAGTTTTGCACCACTACCACCAGATGACGTAACCGTCACACTAGGTAAAGATGTATAACCATTACCAAAGTCAATCATTCTTATATCTGTAATATCTTCGTTACCTGAACCAGCTTCTTGTACAACTTTGTTACCAAAGTATTGGTCATTCTTACCTGTTTCATCTTCTAATATTAATTGACCTGTACCTGTGCCAGACTCTAATGTAACACCACCATTTACAACTGAAACTTTTGCAGTTGCATTTCCTGAACCAAAGTTTACGGTGTCACCTACAGCGTAACCAGAACCACCTGTATCTACTAATACTTCTTGTATTGTACCAGGACCTATTGTACCTATTTTTACACTTGCACCTGAACCACCCGCTGTTATCTCAACGGTATCATCTTCATTATATAATGCACCATCATTTGTAATTGTTTTCTGGTCTATGATACTTGAAACTGTTAATGAAACTAAAACGTCATCATCTGTATTATCTGGACCTGTTATTGTTTCACCAGCAACAAAAGTACCAGAAACAGAATTATCACCTACAACTATTTCAGTAACTTCTACACCACCTATTAGAAATTTAAATACATCTTCTACTATGGCAGTTGCTTCGTTTACGGTAGGGCTAGTAGGGTCATTTGCTTGTGTGATTGTTTGACCTATAAGATTTGTAGGTTCTGAAGTACCTACTGCTAAACAACGAATTATCTTTTTAGTATCCCATTTACCATCGGACACTCTTAACATTTCATCTTTAGGATATCTTATCTCAGCGTCTTCATTAAATAATAATTTAAAAAATATTTCACTTGCACGTCTTGTACCTTTTGCCTGATACAATGATTTAATATTTTTTATTAATTTTCTTTTATCAATATCGTTATGTAAACTTTCAGGTACTGAAGTTAAAAAAGAATTTCTAAATTTAGTTAAGAAACCTGATATTGATTTATCTACATCAGCATAATTTAAAAGTTGTTGAATATTTTGAACTGGGTTTGCTCTGTACTTACCTATAGTTGCCTGAGCGCCTGAAGATGATCCTGTAATTAATTCACCTTCTATAAATTTGTTTTGATGAGCAACAAACAAACGACCACCACCATCAACATCCTCTATTAATACTGTTGTTGTTGCACCAGATGTAGCACCTGTAATTGTTTCACCATTTTGAAAATCACCATAACTTGTATCTTCTAAAAGAATGTTATCCTCACCATCATCTTTACTTACGTTTGTACCATTAAGTAAAATCTTTGCAGCTGTTGTGCCTTCTAATACTAGATGATCTGGATCGCCAATGTTTGTTAATGTGATTTCAGCTGATTCCATCAACTGATAATATGCTTTTACAAAGTCTAAAAATAATGGGTGGTCTTCAAGTACAAAATCAGGTACTTGTGAGTTTATAATATTTGATATTTTATCTTTAAAGTCGGCCATCTCATTTAATAACTACTAGTCGTGGTATATCCAATACCAGCGTTTGCTGAGCCTCCTACTAATGTATCTTCCTCAACTGTAACTGAACTATTTGCAACATCAATATCTAATACTTGATTTCTTATAGGAACAATATCGTTTGAATTAGGTTTAACTGTAACCTCAATTACAGTTGAAGCTGCACCTCTTACGTTTTCTATATTAGAAACATTTAAAGAGTTTACTTCTACTAAACCTGATGAATAGTTAATTGTACCTTGTGTACTATTAGCATATGATCTAACAGAACCATCCATTTTATATCTTCTAACATTACCTTGTCCATCATCATCTAGGTAATAAACGTTTGTAGCGTCACCATCTATTTTAAATCCTGTTGATTCTAAAATACCACCTGAAGCAGAATTGTGACCTGAATGTGGATTGTATAATGCGTTTGCAAAGTTGATTGAATATTTTGTAGAACTACCTATTGTTGGTACAAAAGATTTTCTCATTTTGATTGTAGTTATGTTTGATAAAATACTTTCATCTGTTTCATCTATCAAACCAGTTAGTTTTGAATATCTAAAAATAGTATCAAAAGATTGTAAAGTATTTGCGTTGTAATCTGTTAAAGTTGTAATTACATTTGACTTAATTGTATCAGCAGTTTTTGGTGTACCAGTTGCATTAAACTTAACAGTAGATGTAATTATTAAATCTGTTGTTTCAGGATCAATAATAACTGGTGTAACTGAAGCAACTGAATATTTTTTTAAATCTTTTACTATTCTATCTTTTGTAGCGTCTGTAAGATTTGAACCACTTGTTGGTAAAATAGAAAGATAAACTCTACCATAGAATGGCGTTTCAGCGTCTTCACCACCCCAAGCACTAACTGATTGTGTGTTAGCATAAAGTTGTTTTACTTTTGATTTATAATCTTCTACTGTAACTGCTCTGTCCTGTGAAGCATAAAAATTAGGTGTGTTAAATTTTATACTTTGTAAACTTTCAGGTTCAGCACCACCTTGTGCTGATGAGTTAACTGTTGTAGTTACATCTGTAAATCCTGAAATGGAACCTGATAAACTAAAAGCTGTTGCACCGTTAGCTTCTGTTTTGTTTGTTACAACATAACTGATATTAATTATATTACCATCTTCTAGTTTTTTACCTATTACGCCATCACCAAAGTATATTTCAAATTGACCATCTTCAGCTTCTTGTAAGAAATAAACTTTTTGGTCTTTATCTAATTCTGTTATTGAAGTTGCTTTTTTATATGTGTTTTGTGTAACATCTGAAGCACTAGCTTGTACTACAACTTTTATTGTAGTTGTATCTGCTCTATCACTAGGTATTAAAAATCTTTGGTCAATATCTGTACTATCATTTGTGTAACTATAAGTTACATATGTACCTTCGTAAACATTTAAACTTTGTGCTGTGTAAACACCATCAACTGGTTGTACAACTTTATCTGCTACAGAAACAAACGTATAAGTTAAACCATCTATTGAAGATGTAAATTTTGTACCTGCAGGTATTGTAATTGAAGCGCCTGTACCATCATTGATTACTAACTTTAAATCAGCAACTGGTGCTCTAGCAGAGTTAGGTGTATAACCTACTAATTTAGCCAATGACGCAACACTTGATCTTAACTGTGCTGTGTCCATAAACATTTCGTTTGCTACGAAGTTTGCATTGTAAGCCAAGTAGTGTGTATTGTAAGCAAGTAGATCAAGCAATATTGCCATTGAACTACCTTCAAAGTCGTAATCTTTAAATTCGTTTTGATTTCCTAAAAATCTTTTAAGTGAACCTTTTATATTCTCAAAATCTAATTCTGAAATATCTAATTTGTGTTGTGCCATCTTATCTTACTCTTTGTAAAAATGTTGATACCGAAATAGGTGCTTCTACACCCTTAATTAAAAGTGAAACCATAATATCTATCCCATTATTTGTTTCATCTTCCCGAACAACTACATCTTCTACTGAAACTCTAGGTTCGTATTTCTCAATTGCCATTGCAACTCTATCCTTGATGAGTACCATCATAGGTTCGGTTAAATTCTCAAATAAGAAACCTCTTAAATTACAACCAAAATCTGAATTAAAAGGTTTTTCGTATTTGTTAGTTAAGATTATATTCTTAACTGCTCTTTTAATGGCCTGAACATCAAATAATCTTGCGACATCTTTAGTTGCAGGATTTTTAGTAAAATTTAAATTTAAATCTTTGTAAATACGATTTGATCGTTTACTTTGATTCGTTGTACTTGCGTCATAGTTTGAATAGGCCATAGCAATATTTATATGACTTTACAGACCATTTACTAATACATTTAAAGAACCTGAAATCATTGCACCTGCGTCAGCACTATCTCCTACACGTCCCCAAGGTATACCGCCTATCTTCACATTTGTTGATCCTTTTTTCAATGTAGATACATGAGCAGGACACAAAGGAACTGGTGGAAAAGTGTGAGATACGGTAGGAGTGCCTAAAACAGCACCTGGTATCGCATTTGCTTTAACCGTTCTTACTAAAGAAATTGCTAAATTAGTAATTCCAGTACAAGCATGACCTGTAGTCAATGGATCTCCTTCTCTAACTGCCATATCTCTCTTTTGCCTCGGATTGTCTTCGTTCTCTTTCGGCTTTTAACCGTGCTCTTCTTTTTTCTATCTCAATTGATTGACGAATCTTTCTTCCCATTGGTATTTTTATAGAATCTACGATTTTTTTACCTTTTTTACTCGTATATTCAACTCCAATGATTTTATCTTTGTAATCCCCTTGTACTGCCATGACAGCTTTTTTCAAACTCATGGCTTCCTTCTCTTTTTCGTCTCCAGATTCGTTCCAGAACTTAAAAATTCTCATTTTTTTCATAATTTCCTCATTTTTTAGTGTTTTTCAAGTATTTATGTTCTCTCTTTGTTCTCATATGCCCAAAAATCGCAGAAAACAAAGGGAAAAAACGGACTTTTTGACCATTTTTTTCCATTTTTTACTTGATTTTTCACTAAAAATACGGTATATTAATAGTATATGAAAACAACAAAGGAAAAAAACACTATGAATACACTATTTAGTATAATTACTATACTTTCGGCTATACTTGCCGTTGGTTTTATTGAAGATTGTGGAGGACATTGTATGGGAAATGAGAACTGGACAATGTTTGCTGTAATGTTCACTTCAACAATCGTATTTGCTGTATTATCAGTAATGACTATGAAGGAGAATCAATAATGTATTATATTTCAGAATTACATATGATGGATAACGAAGACGGTATACCTAAACTTGCTGATTATACTGATACTTTCGGTCCTTATAAGACTTTAAAATATGCTAGAAAAGACTTTATCAAAAAAGTTTGTAAAAGTAAATTCTTAAAACATTGGGATTATATGATTAGAGGACCTAGAAAGATGAATAGATTCGGTTATAAATCAGAATGGTACGTACCAATTGATAAACAATCAACAATAGGACATAACTAATATGTTTAAACTTTGGATAACAATCGTAATATTACATTTATTATTAACTGTCGGTGTTGTATTTGCCGATGATAAAAAGATTGACTTTTGTAAATCTCAACAAAAAGGTAGTCAGATTTACTATTACAACAATTGTGATGAAATCACATATTTGTATAATGGTGATCCTTCAAATGATGACTACTGGAGACTAAACAATAAAAAAGGATACAAAAACGGAACATGGTCTGAAATACCTGAAGACGCAAATCCTAATTTTGATATTATGAAACACTATGTAAGGAAGTATGCCTTACAAAATCCTTATAGACCTGATAATTTCTATCAATTTAAAATTGAATCTACCGAAGTAAAAACTTTTGAATATGATGTTGTAGAAAATAAAAAGGTTACAAAGGCACTTAATAAAACTGGTCTATTGAGTTATATCGTATATGACAATGGTACTATTGTAGGAGATCAGATAACACCTAAAGATAGATTTGGTAAATATTTTACAGATAAAACTAATTGGTCTTCACACTCAATGGGTAAATCAATTCAATCTTATATATTAGGCCATGCTGTATGTAAAGCTTACATTGGTTCTATACATGAACCTATTATGTGGTCTATATTAGAAGGCACAGCATTTGAAGGACAACCTTTAGTAAACGTATTAAACATGTCAACTGGTATTAATAGATATATGAGAGATGATTGGTCATCTAAATTTAAAAAATCAAAAAGATGGGTTAACAGCACGTCTTTAGAGTCTATTATGAAAAATGAAATGAAAGACTCAAAGGCAGCAAAAAGTGCTGGTAGTAAGTATGCTTATAATAATTTAAATACTAATTTATTTTCAAGTTATGTTTTACACTCAATGGGTATTGAGGCATATGAAAATATGTTAAATGAAATATTTGCTGATAAAGTAGGTATTGAGAATGATGTTATATTTTACAAAACAAGAAATGCAGGTGATGAGGCTTCTGTCACTTACGGTATGTTTATAACAAGAATGGATTTTGTTAGAATTGCTGTTGCAATGTTAGATGATTGGAATAATAATACATGTGAAGGTCAATACTTGAAATCTTTATATGATAACAAGATTAAAAAGAAAAAAGAATACAGACATAATAGATTTGGTTTCACAAACCCTAAAAACTATGGTGGTCAATTTCATTGGGGATTGTCTGGTGGTAAACAAGATAAACCTATTGCAATAATGCACGGTTATGGTGGTCAAAATATAGTTATAGATTTTGAAAACAATAAGATTGTTTCAACTCTTTCAATCCACCAAAACTGGCCTTGGTTAAGTATAGTACACTCTAACTTTTAATTTACTTTAGAAACAGATTCTTTCAAACTTTTCAAAGGTACTAATCCTAAATCTAAAAGATAACCTCTAGGACCTGCAGCCTTTTTAGATGTAAATTCTTTTACAAATTTATCTATGCCAGGTATAACACCTATATGTTGATCTTTAACATAAAAGTATAAAGGTCTGCTAATAGGGTAAGAACCATCTTGTATAGATTTTAAACTAATCTTTACATCTTCTATTAAGTGTGCTTGAACTTTGTCTTTTGAATTATCATAGTAACTAAAACCAAATATACCAAAGTATGATGGTTCACCTACAAGTTTATTAATAATCAAAGTATCATTTTCTCCTACTTCAATTACAGGACCATCTTCTCTTAATAGATAACAAGCTTTCTTTCCTTGTTCTTTTAATATTTCTTCAGGACATCCTTTTTTCATAACTAGACTATTCCAAGCATCCCTTGTACCACTTGTAGCAGGTGGCGTTAAGATTGCAATTTTATAGTCTGGTAAAGAAGGATCAATATCTGACCATTTAGTTGGTTTTGATCCTAATGAAGACATTGCCTCCCAAAGTTGTTTTTTTGTAAAGTTATATTGTTTGCCTTGTACTGAACTTGTAAAAGCAATACCATCAAGGCCTACAATAACTTGTGTAATTTCTGTTACACCATTATCTTTACAAAGTTTAATTTCTTTTGTTTTTATTTTACGACTTGCATTTGACATATCAGGTGTATTAACACCAATGCCTGCACAAAATAGTTTCATACCACCACCAGTACCAGTAGATTCAATTACAGGTGTTTTAAACTTACCTGACTTACCAAATCTTTCTGCGACTACGGTTGAAAATGGATATACGGTAGAACTACCTACGATCTTTATTTGATCTCTTGCATATGATATAGTTGTCATCAAAGACATAATAAAAACGATTAATAATAATCTCATCTTATACTCCTTTTTGTTTTAAGACTATAAGTATTTAACGAGATTTTTTTGATCTTAACAAAACTTTAATATTTCTTTTTCTCTTAACAACTTTTGGTTGTTCTTTCTTTTCAGGCAATATAGCACCTGTTGTAATATAGTGTTGAGTTAAAGGATTGTTAGCTTGGTAATGTTCGTATTCGCTACGTTTTCTTTTCACGGAGTTTATTTTTATTTATACTTTTAAAACTCTATGAGCGAACCATTTTAGAAATCTTTTTATATGACCGTTTACGTATTTGTTAAAAAAGTACCTGATAAATCTTACAAGTATTAATATCGGACTAGACAATACATCAAACGCAATAAGCCCTACATCTACAAATAGATCAATCCAATGATCTACGGTAGACCACTTCTTAAATTGTTGCCATTTGTTTTTAGTCCATTTAATCATTAATAAGTTATCGGCCCTACACAAAATGCTAATAGACACATCATTATTATTAATACGCCTGTAAAGTAGTAATTCATACCTACCTCGTTTTTAATAAGTGTTTTAATTTTTCGTACCAATATATGCCACCATCTCGTAGTGACTCATTGGCCTCCCTTAATGTTTCAAGTTTCTTAACTAAATCTTTTAGTTGTTTTTTATCTAGTGTTTTTTTGCGTTCTACAATCTTCTCTAATTTACTTATAACATTGTCAATCTTTATACACGTCAAAGGAGGTACTTTAGGTGCCTTCTTCTTTAGAGAGGATATAGTAATTTTTTTTGGCTTTTTTGCCATACTATTCTCCTTTACAATGTTCGGAAATTAATATAAGATTATGTTAGATATATTTATAATAAATACCTAAATGAACTGGAAGAATGAATATCATGCGGAGATTAAAAGTGCTATAGATGTATGTAAAAAAGCACAACGTAATTATAATTTAAATAAAAGGTTGCCTCCTAAGGATTTAGAGACCTTAATTTATGTAGCGACAAATAGTCCATCTAAACAAAATGAAACACATTTTAATTTACGAGTATATACCGATGTTGAAAAAATAACAGGCATATACAAAAGAACAAAAAACTTTACGTTTTCTACCAACACTAGGACTGAAGAAATATTTACAACAACAGGTGTACAAAAAGACCAAAAGTATTCTGTAACTAATTCTCAAATAAAAGCAAACGCTGTATTTGTGTATTGTGATGATACACGAAACATACGTGGTGGAACACACTTAACAGCATTAAGAAAAGACGCAGGACCTATAGCCAAAGAAACATTATTTGAACAAAAGGCAATGTCAATAGGAATATCATCTGGTCAATTAGTTATGTCAGCAGCCTTACTAGGATACAAAACAGGTTATTGTAGTGCCTTTGAAAAGACAGGTAAAGATTCAGTACAAAATTATCTACAAATAGAATCAGAGCCTAGACTAATTGTAGGTGTAGGATATCCACACCCTAATTTAAAACGTAAACAACATCCAGATGTTTACAATAAAGATATAGGTATTGAAGAAGGCAAACATGGTAAAGATGATGAAAATTGGGTATACCCTAGTATGATAGAAGAAGATATGATAAAAGAAGCGTATTATAACTATCAAAAAATAGACGTATGGTTGAATGATACAAGGGTTGACATTAACAAGATTTAATGATATAATATGACTAAAGAGGTAAAAATAAAACCTAGATGTTTGACGTTTCCTATGACAGATCCTGAGCATATGCCAGCTGCATATACTTCAGATGGTTATATGTTACCTTGTTGTTGGTTAGATCAACCTGAACTAGATGATGATGTAAAAAAGATGGGATTAAAAGAAGAACACCTTGCTGTGAAAAACAATAGTAAATTGGAAGATATATATTCTTCTAAAGAATGGACTAATTTTTTTGATATAGTAGTTAATAAACCAGAAAAGGCGATGAATTATTGTCAATACAAATGTGGTAATGCAAAATGGATCCCAAAGACATAAGAATTAAACCTAGGTGTTTAACCTTTCAACCTAAAAGTTATCATAAACCAGCTGCATATACAGCCGATGGATTTATGTTACCTTGTTGTTGGTTAGATGATCCTAAAAACGACCACGCTTTAGAGAATGAGTTTCATATGAAAGATGAACACCTTGCTCTAAAAAATGTAGAGAAGATAGAAGACATATATGGTTCAAAGGAATGGGCACACTTCTTTGATACCCTAATAAATAACCCTAGTTGTGCTATGAAACAATGCCAATACAAATGTGGCAATAGAGAAAAAGACACATACAAAAGATGAGAATATTAATTATACTATCAATATTATTTTTAACTGCTTGTTCATCTACAGGTAAACCTATCAAAGAACATAGACTAATTGTTAGTGCTGTAAAACAAGTTATATCACCAGGAATAGGATTCGGTAAATGAACGGACAAGAACTAGCAGAATTTTATATCAAAAATCAAAAGCTATCTTCACCTAATATGGATCTATCGCATAGATGTATATTACGTTGCCCACAATGTTTACGACAAAAGGTAGAAGGTCTTCCTAGAATAAAGAGATCGTTTGATATAGGTAAACCAGAGTTTAGAAAAATATTAAATTACTATGATAATCAGATAACCTTTTGTGGTCAAATATCTGACCCAATCTATCATCCTGACTTTCTAGCATTTTTAGAAATGATGGACGGTTTAGGTAAAGGTTTAAGAATTGCAACTAATGGTACAAATGATAAGAGTGGTAATATGGATGATAAGTGGTGGGAAAAAGCATATAGTTATGGATTAGGAGAAAACTGTTGGTACTTTGGTGTTGATGGTTTAGATGAGAAATCAGAATTGTATCGTATAGGTTCCAACTTTAAACAAGTATGGGAAACTATGAAAATGGGAGTACAATATGGTCACCCTATTGTATGGCAATATATTATCTTTGGTTATAATGAGCATGAAATAGAACAAGCAAAAGAAATTGCTCATAAAGAAGGTATAACATTATTGTTAATAAAAACAAATAGAGGTTTTGATCCTAGAAGTAGAAATTTAAGAAAGAACGTACAAAAGGCATATGAGAACTTTAATGTGCCTAGTGAAAAGAATAGAGTTAAAAAAATAAAAAGTGAAGAATACTTTAACGTTACACCAGAACTAGAACGTTGGAGAAAAGTAAGACAAGGAGCATTTAAATAATATGAAATTGACATACGGAAACCAGACAATAGATTTTTGGAATTTAAAAGAACAAATAGATAAATCACCACATAAGGAACAAGCATTAAAAGATATTGTATTTGATGATGACTTTTTACCTAAACAAGTTGTAGTATCATTATCAGGTGGCGCTGACTCAGCGTCTGCTACATATCTTACATTAAAACACTTTCCACAAATAGAGATATTTCCTTTTATGTGTAATGACGTAAACGCACCTAAAGACGCTGACGCAGCTAGAGAAATAACTGAATACTTACAAAAGAAGTTTCCTAATGGTAAGTTAAATGATATTACTATAAAAGATTTTAACGATAGAGAAGTAGGTGGTTATTGGCCACAGGCAAAAGAATTAAAAGCTTCTGATCCTGAATTGTATGGTAATATGTCAATAGTAGCAATGGCAAAGATTATACAATTAGATGAATTAATACCTAACTTTATGAAAGAGTTTAAAGGACCTATAAGACTAGATGGTATGACAGCAAACCCACCTGTTAATATACGTATGGCATTTGGTGATTATGTAAAAGAAAGATTTCCAGAATATAACTTTAGTGCTAAAGATATTGAAAGAGTACAAGGTGAAACTAGACGTGATAATCCAAATAAAGCTAACATAACATATAACGTATATCAACCATACATAAATGTAAATAAAAGATTTGTTGCTGGTGTATATAAAGAAGAAGGTTTAATGAAAGACTTATTTCCTATGACTAGAAGTTGTGTAGGTGGTAAAAATGAAACTAGAGGCTTTAATGCTTGGTGTTGGAAGTGTTTCTGGTGTTATGAAAAAGCGTGGGCGTTTAATCTACCACGTACCCATAATGCTTAAATTCTTTTTCGTAGTATTCCATAAATCTACTTTTAGTTTTATCTAATTCTTCTTTCTTAAAATATACTTCTATTTTAAGATTTTTAAAAGGTGTTATTTTTTCTTGCATAACAAAATTCTCTTGTCGTTCTAGTGGTACAAACCATTCTGTAAGTTTCTCATCATTTAAATCCTCTAACCATAGATCAAGTATATTACTATTTAAATAAGGACCTTTAATATAGAAGTTTCTTATTTCTTCTTCCATAAAACGTATATCAAATAAAAATTTTTGAAACAGATTTTCCCTATGTATAAATTTAGGATTAAGTGCTGCTATGGTTGACTTTAGCATACTTTCTCTACGTGTGCCTTCTAAATTATGCCAAGGGTGTACATCTTCAGGCATATTCAGTTTAAACGTAGCACCTGATTGTCTTTGAGCAAAATCTATAGATTTATGAAACAAATAACTTAACCATTGTTTATATAGTTTCTTACGTCTTAATAATACTATCTTATAACCATCATAGAATTCCTTAAACCAATCAAACACATTTTCATATTGAGGCCTTGATAACATTCTTATTGGATCGCCTAAATGGGAAGCATGTGTAATAGTTAATATATCATAACCAAAATTATCTCTAGCATATTCAAAAAAATGTATTACCTCATTTAAACGTATACCATCAGGTAATTCCTCTTCATTAAATAATTCAGATGAACGAGGAGTTAATATACCAAAATTTTTAAATGTTTCTCTAATATATTGACCTACGTAATGACTACCTGCTCTAGGTGTTGATATTAGTATAGGTGTCTTTGTTTTATCTATCATAACGTATTAACATTATCTTTCTTAAGCGTTCCCAGGTTATTCTATCTTTTACTTGTCTTGCTGTTCTTGGTTCCCTTAATGCTATCTTATCTATCTTTTCTTTACATTTTAACAATTTACGTAATAAACTCATGCCGCCCCAATTCACATCAAAGTATTCGCACAGATAAGCGAAAAATTTTTAGACGCTAAAACTCTCACCACAGCCACAACTGCTTTTACTATTAGGATTAGTTATTTTAAATTCAGACGAAAATGTGTCTTCTACCCAATCAAGCGTTGTACCTAATAAGTAAACCTCTAATTCTAAAGACGCTATTAATATATCACCTAATAGACAATCAGTATCTTCCCTTGTATCAGTAGTTTCCCACTTGTATTCAAAGCCTGCACATCCACCACCCTTAATATCTAATCTCACATAACGAGTGCCTGCCTTATTTGCTATGTAAGATAATCGTTTGATTGCGTTTTCTGTTAGCTCTAGCATTCTTTTCTGGGACTCAACATGACTATGTATAAGTTTATGAATCCCTAAAACTCCTTCTCTATACTTATTGTTGCTTTATCTACGTCTTCTATGTGTGCCGACACTTTGACACAGCCACTTAATATCGTAAAAATTAGCACGCAAAAAATTCCTATATATAAAACCATG